AACTTTCTTAACTTTCGGAAACTCTTTTTTTCTATATTTATTAAGTAGAGAATCAAACTCATTAACACGATCAGAACCTACGATCATTGTTACATGAGTATGACCTTTTGATTCTAAATGTTTCATTGCATCTATTGCTGTACGCACTTTACTCGAAGAAACAATATTTGCAGTTGGGAAAAGCCGACGCATAAATCCAACTTTCTCATCATGAGTCAATGGATTTTTCTTAGCATCTTGAGAGTGTGATGGAAAAATATAATGACGACCGCCTGTCTTTTCGGCATGCCCCTGAACTGTGCTAATTAATTTGCCATGTCCACCTTCTGTTGGAGCATTAAATCTTCCAAATGTAAATGTTGCTTTGCTCATATTGCGCTTCTCTGCGCTTTTAATTCCATTGATCTTTTTCGATTGGCTTCAGTAAACTTACGAGGAACTAATTTAACTCCACCAGAAACGAATCCCTCTCCTGCTGCTTCTTCATTATCAATATGATGTTTATATCCACCATGTGCTGTTTTAGATAACGCATCAGCGACTGCATATGTGGCTTGTTGAATATGATGGTGTATATCAAAAGTGCGATCGAACTTCTCTAGATTATCATTTACATGATTAACTCTTGCTTTCATTATTTCAGTTTTTTTTGCTTTACCCTTTTCTGATTTCATCTTATCAATTTGTTTTTGATGATATTGTTGAAGAAAACGAACATAACTCTTTGTGTTTGGTTTTTCACCAGAATCAATTGTTGAATTAGCGTAACGATTTAATGTTTCTTCATGACTCTCGTGATGATCATGAGAATGATCTTTTGCGAGTTGTTTTATTCGCACAATATGCTCGAGTGCTTTTCTTTTTACTTCTGGCGATAATTTTCTTTCACTATCAGAAACAAGATGACTCATTACATGAACATCTGAATGATCTCGCAACTCATTAGAACCAATCGGAGTCGTTTTGCCATTCGAATTGATTCTTGAATGAAGCACTATGCTTAATGGTGCACGAGCAAGTTTTTTTCCTTCTGAAGAGTTTTTATCGACTGAATATTGAATAGTATTTGGTTTGTGACTGATCTTTCCATCTTTTTCTGTTCGATTTTCGAGAGAACTAAGATATCCACCCTGATATTCGCCAGGACCTTTTGGAAGAACCTTGTGAACATGATTTAGAATGTTTACAAGTGGATTAGCAACATACTGTTTATTCGCATATTGCTTCTTTATATCTTCATGAGAAAAGTTATATTTTGCACCTGGACCTTTATATTTCACTCCAACTCTTCCCTTATCATCTTTAATGACCTGGAAAGACATTTTATCATCAATCTTTTTAGTTATTGGAGCGCGACCACTAATAACTGATTGGAGTTTAGATAAAGCACCGCCGACTGCACTCTTTTTAACATTAAATGCAGATTCGGCAGGATGTGGAAGATGTTGTATTCCGCGAGCGGGTGTTTTTTGCTCTGATAGAAACGGAATATACTGTTTGAAGCCAAACATACTATCTCCACACTGTGGGATTATAGTATATTTAGTAAAGTTAGAGTTTCATACTCGCTATAGCGTTCTTTAGAGCCTCTTGTACATCAGACATTCCTTCATATGAAGGAATTGTACAAGTTGAACGCCCAGCAACTGTTGCAGCCTTAAACTCTTCTGCGGTATACCACTGTGGCTGAATATTCATAAGATCAGCAAGTTCATGCATGTTTACTGAGCCTTTGTTTACAAGATTGTAGTAACCATTTGGTTCATCTGATTCCATTAGATTACAGGCTACGCTTACTGCCTCATCAAGATCTGTGAGTGAATTTTTACCAGCATCAATAAGTTTGCCGTTCTTAGCGTAGTTATAGACCTTGGTCAGATAGTTTTTTGATTCATCTAGACCTGTAAATGGCATACGAATGCGATAGACCTGTGCTTTATTACCAAGGTAAACATCAGAAACTCCCTTAGAAACTGAGTAAATACTTCCGAAATAGTTCGGCGGTGCATATACATCATCGATGTCACCCATGTAAATACAGCCACTTGAAAAGTGCGCAAGACGAGTTTCCCATGCTCTATCGCATGCGTTTGCAAGTAATGCTGGGAAAATTGCATTGGCTTCGATTGTGCCCTGTTTGTCTTTCTCACACGCATCAACGTTCGGCGTTCCTGTTTTTCCAGCACAATTAACAATCCAATTAAAATGATTCCTTTCAATCGTATCAATTGCGTTTTCATGTGAACAAAATGTCACCACATGCCCACGATCAAAAAGTTCTTTAAAAACTTTTTTTCCTGTCCAACCACGACCAACAACTAAAAAATGCATATTTATAACCTCATATTAATAATTTTGACAAATACTTACCATAATCAGACTTACTGTATTTTTGAACAGACGCCAAAAGACAATCCTTTGTAATCCACGCATTCTTATAAGCAACTTCTTCAGGGCATCCAAGCATAGTTCCTGTTCGACGCTGCACGGATCCTACGAAAACAGAAGCCTCTGATAAAGACTCAAATGTTCCAGTATCAATCCATGCCACACCTCGATTCAAATACTCAATTTTACAATCATAATTTTTTATATAGATATTGTTAATGTCAGTGATCTCGAGTTCATTACGAGCAGAAGGTTGAATCTGCCATGAATAATCAACGACTTTACTATCATAAAAATACAATCCAGTGATTGCATAATTGCTTATTACACGTTTTGGTTTTTCATGAATTATAATCGGATCACCATTTTTGTTCATTTCCAGAACACCGAATCGTTCTGGATCGCTTACATGATATGCAAATAAAGTTGCCCCAGCATTATTCCAATTTGCAGAATTAAAACGATTGATTAGATCATTACCATAAAAGATATTGTCACCAAGAATTAATGCAATATCATTTTTTCCAATCCAATTTTCAACTAGACGAAAACACTCAGCAATGCCTTTAGGTTCTCGTTGAATTGCATATGAAATTTCAATGCCCCATTGAGATCCATCTTTACACAATCGTTGAAATGAGTTAGCATCATTCGGTGAATTAATGATCATTATATTACGAATTTCAGCCATCATCAATGTTGTTAGTGGATAGTAAATAAGTGGTTTATCATAAACAGGCAATAATTGTTTTGATAATACTTCAGTGCATGGGTATAAACGAGTTCCCATACCACCAGCAAGAATAATTCCCTTACGCATTATACCACTCCAGAGTTTTAGTTAATCCATCAATAATCTTTGTTTTCGCAAACCATCCAAGTTCCTTGAAGATTTTATCTGAATTCATTGCATAACGAAAGTCATGTCCCTTTCGGTCGGAAACATAATTAATCCAACTCTGATACATGTTCACTGGCTTACCCATTATATCTAGAATTAGAGTAACCATTTCAAGATTACTCATCTCATGACCGCCGCCAATATTATATCGTTCTCCTCGCTTAAAATTTTGTCCAATCGTAAACAACGCTTCGCAGTGATCGTCCACAAAGATCCAATCACGAACATTCTGACCTGTTCCGTAAACAGGAATTGGTGTGTTGTTTTTAATATTACGAATTACAGTTGGAATAAACTTTTCACGATGTTGTCGCGGACCGTAGTTATTTGAACAATTAGTTAAGACTGCATCAATACCATGTGTGTTGACATAGGCACGAACAAGATGATCGCTGGCTGCTTTTGTAGCGGAATATGGATTACGAGGATTGTATGGAGTATTCTCAGTGAACGGTGGATCATCGTGAGAAAGCGATCCAAAAACTTCATCAGTAGAAATGTGGACAAGTTTACCACCATGTTTCTTTATACACTTTAGAATGTTGTGAGTTCCCACAACATTAGTGCTGACAAAGTCATCGTCACCCCTAATAGAGTTATCAACGTGAGACTCAGCAGCAAAGTGAAACGTAATTTCTGGCTGATAGTCTTGGTATAAATGATCTACAGACTCAAGATTGCGAATGTCGACTTTCTCGACATTCAGTCTCCAATCTTCCCGAAAACCATTTAGATTTGATTCATTCGCAGCATATGAATGATTGTCAAGAACAACAATCTCATCGCTAGGATATTTTTTCAGGTGAGAGATTACAAAATTAGAACCAATAAATCCCAAACCGCCAGTCACAAATGTAGTCATAAAGCCTCAATTAGATTTAGCAATAACAAATCTTCCTGAATGTTCTGCTGAAGATGATGCGTATTCGATAAATGAACGCATGATATTGTCAGCAGTTTTTTTACCCTTTGGTGTTTTCTTAAGCGTTTTAAAATAATTAACTAACATCTTATTTATGACGTCTGTAAAGTCTTTACTATACTTCTCGCGAATCTCGTCATATTTTTTTCTATCTTTACCTTTTAAAGATTCAATTTCTTTTTTCTTTTTGGCAAAAATATCTTTTTGATTTTTAAACTCTTCGGAGAACTTTAAAGCAAACGCTTTATCATGAATACCAATAGTTTTTGGTATTTGTTCTCCTGATACTGATCCACCACGTGCAGTTCGAAGAATGATTTCTCCCTTATACGCTGGCGTTGATGGATCATGGCGGAAACGCATTTCAGATTTACCATTATCCAGATAAATTCTCAAATAGCGATCACGCTCTTCAACTCCTTTTAAAAAATACTCTCCGAGTTCTTTCTCTGTTTTAGATCTATCAAAATTGACTTTTTTTAGAATTACATCTTTCTCAGCCATCTTCAATGATAGTGGCAGCAGATCACCTGAATCGATAAGTTTAACTAAAAGCATATTCAATTCAGCAAAAGTAATTTTTGCATTTCTAGCATTCTCTATAATCTTTTTCTCAGCAACGCTAGAAGCAAAATATATGTCTGCAGAATTCCAACGATTAATATCACCAAACGGAAGTAATCTTGGATTATTAGATTCTTCTAGTATTTTATTTGCTGACATGAACATCTTTTCGATATTCTTCATGATGATGCTATCACCTCTTGCATAGAAGATATCGCTCCATCGAATTTTTTTAATTTTGCTAAAATTATTATTGATTTCTTGAATATCAACAACTAACTTTTTTGCAATTAAAACTGAAGATTTATACCAATCATCAGAAGTCTTTAAGAATGCTTCGATCTCTTTTAGTGTTACGGGAGTTCGAACTTGATTTTTATATGACTCATTAATGATTACATTAATGTTCTTTCCAATCTGAGATGATACTGGATAGTTAGTATAGAAATCTTTATACGTTGGAAATTTCTTTAAATCAAAGTTCTTCGAAACTTCTCTTTCTCCAAGAAAGTCAGCAATTGCGCAGAACAGAGCCTGTGACGCTTCTTGTAATGCTGTCTTGTCTGCCATTTTTATAAACCTTCTTAAGAAATTTTTGCCAAACTTTTGGATCTTGAGTTCGAAACGTCTTTCGATACATAAAGATGGCTTCTGAATCTCTCCAGCTAATTTTATGTGCCTTTCGCAGTTTATTTATATCTAGTTTCTCAGCCTGAGTTTCGTAGGCATGAGCATCCAGTTCATCTGGATTCCCATAATACATTGCCTTTAATTTGTTTTGTTTATGTTTCGGTTTGTATTCTTTCTGTAAAAGAAGCGGACGCTGTCTTTGTTGATATTTATGGCGATACTCGTGATGTATTGCTCTAATAATCTTTACAGCAAGATTATGAGCACCCTGTTCAGTGATAATTGCTTTCCGAGAATCTTTCGGAAAAGACAATTGAATGTAGATATGTTCAGGGATATAATTTGAGATACGACCGCAATAATGACCACTGATGATTACATTATGATCTGGATAATATCCGCTCTCGTATCTTTCGGAAGAGAAGGTCACAATATTATTCTTGAATGCTTTTTTCAGACCACGAATGATAGAGGGAATGTGTTTCTTTCCTACCCAATTTTGAGCAAGAGCATATATCTTCTTTTCGATTCGTTGTAATTTCATTACACTTTCAGATTCTTAAACTTATCGTTGGATTTTTTATCGCGATCAAAAACTGGTTTAGATTCTGTTTCTTTCATTACAGCATCTTGCACCTTCTGCTCAAGGTCATACAATTTCATTTTGCTACGATCCACACCAATTGTAAATCGTTTGTGAACATTCAGATCATTATATCGATTTTTCAATTGCTTTACAAGAATTCGATTCAGTTGTTGCAACTCATCAGTACTAACAAGAGCGAACATTAAATCAGCAGTAGCAGGTAGACCAAAACTCTCACTAGTGTCTTCAAGTCCAGGATCAGAGTTACTAAATCCCGACCGAGTTGTTTGAGTCGCTGAAACAATGGGAAGATTATTTTCTACCGCAAGACCGCGCAATTCCTCTGCAATAGCCTTGATATAAGTGTAACTATTAACATTTGCGCCAGCCTTAATTCTTGCTGATGCACAAATATTTAGATAGTCAACAAAGATAATGTCTGGACGGAAGTTTTTCTTCAGTGCAAGATCATTAATCAATGCACGAAAGTGAGAAGGATTTGCAGAGGCAGTTGGATATTCTTTAATAATTAATCTGCCTTTGACTCTCTCTTTAAGTTTATTCATGCGTTTCTCATACATTTCTTTCGGCATATTCATAAGATCTTCAAGAGAAACATTGAGAAGATTCGCGTCGATTCTTTCGGCGATCTTCTCTTCAGACATTTCTAGTGTAATATAAAGAACATTATAGTTTTGTGTCAGGCAAGAAGCAGCCACATGACACATGAAAAGAGACTTGCCGATGCCAGTACCTGCAAGAGCAATATTAAGGGTCTTTTGCGGAAGACCTCCTTTAGTGATCTTGTTGAAATATTCAAGATCAAAGGAGATTCTTTTTTCAATACGATGATAAAATTCATAGCGATCA